CAGGCGCTGCGCGAGCAGGAAGAGAAAGCCGAGGCCGAGCTGCGCGCCAGGAACGCCAAGAGCGCGCTCGGCCTGTGGCTGCATGCCGACAAGCTGACACCGGACAATTTCGCCGGCAGCATCGTCGACCGCTATCTGCGCTCCCGGGCGATCGACCTCGTCGCCGGCATGATCGAGAAGGATAGGCCCCTGCCCGGCGCGCTGCGCTTCTACCCCTCGCATGATTTCAAGACGGCGGACGGCGAGCTGATCGACCTTCCCTGCATGATCGCGCTGATGAGCGGCGCGGACGGCCAGGGCCGCGCGATCCACCGCACCTGGCTGGCGCCGGACGGTTCCGGCAAGGCCGAGCTGCCGGATCCGAAGCACAACAAGCCTCGAAAGATCTGGCCGGCCGGCTGGCAGGGCAGCGTGATCCGGATCGCGAAGGGCGCCGGCAATCACACGCCCGAGGAAGCCGCCAAGAAGAGCCTGTCGGCGCCGCTGATCGTGACGGAAGGCATCGAGGACGCGCTCGCCTGCGCGCTGGCGATGCCCGACCGGCGGGTATGGGCCGCTGGCACGCTCGGCAATATCGGCCTGGTCCCCAACCTGCCCTGCATCTCGAGCTTCACGGTCTGCGCCGACAACGATTGGGGCAAAGGCCAAGCCGAAGCGGCGCTCGAGCGCGCGATCGCGCAGCTCAGAGAGCACGGCAAGCCCGTCTATGTCGCGCGCAGCCCGCGCGGCAAGGACATGAATGACCTTTTGAAAGGAGAGAGAGCATGAGACACACGGCAATTCTGCTTGCGGCCCTGTCGGCCGGGCTCGGCCGGCCGGTCAATATCGGGGCGGACGGCATCGAGCGAAAACTCTACGACTATGCGCGCCAGCGAAAATTTCCGCCGCCGGAGACGCTTGCGAGGAAGGCGGCCGAGCTCGCCGGCGGCGACTATCCCTATCCCTCGCTGTTGGCGGCGCCCGAGGCCGAGCAGGTGTTCTTCACGGCGTTCCGCACAGTGACCGAGGCGCTCGAGCCGTTCCACCAGGATGATGATCCGAATGAGGCGCAGGACGAGGCGCAGCAGATCATGTCGACGCTCGACCAGGACGCCGAGCGCGCCGGCGCCGCCGACGCGGCCGACCTGGTCAACATGGCGATCATCGGCCGCTCCTTCATGGACGCGATCGCTGTCCACACCAAACCCGGCGAGCTCCTCGAGGGATGGACGCCGGCGGAAGATCCGGCCGAGCTCGTCGGCGACCTGGTCGAGATGGTGAAGCTGGCCGATGCCGAGCGCGACAAGGCCAAAAAGCAGCTGCTCGAGGCAGCGAAACCGAAGGAGCAGCAAAAGGTGGAAGACCACGACAAAAAACCCGACGACCAGGTCGACGAGGTAGAGAAGAAGCGGCGCGCCGGCCAGGCCGAAATGGACAAGGCGATCGCCGAGAGCGGCGGCAAGTTTTCAGACGATGCCGACGACAAGAACAAGAAGAAAACCAAGTAACTGACAGAGCAGCATGGCCGGTGACACAGACGGCGGCGCGTATGATGCATACGCGCCGCGCAGCCCCAAATCGTCGAAAAAGCAAGGTCGCGCCAGCAAGGCGCAGGCCGATGACGCCGGCGAGACGTTCACGCCGATCGGCGACACCGACGCCGTTGCCGCGGCGCTGAAAGACGCCGAAAGCCGGCCGGCGTCGTCAATGCTGCCGCGCGATCCAATGCCCGGCCAATCGCTCGACGGCATCGAGCCCGGAAAGTGGGACGCGGATCTCTATGGATTGCCGCCCGATTGCCCGGTGCTGCCTTTAGGCACCGAGGACGGGCTTTTCTTCTTCCTCGACACGATCGGCCAGATGCGCGCGCTGAAAGACGGCGAGCTCGGCCAAGCCGGCATCAATTCGCTGTTCATGGGGCGGCACTGGTATCTTTATTGGGCGTTTCCGAAGAAGAACGCGGACGGCATCGTCACCAGCTGGCGGCCGGAGAAGGCGCGCGAGGTGCTCATGGGCGCCTGCGCCCGCAAAGGCTCCTGGAACCCGTTCAACCGCGTGCGCGGCCGCGGCATGTGGAAAGGCCGCGACGGCCGCCTGGTGCTGCATTGCGGCGACATGCTCTATTCGATGCGCGGCGAGGAGGAGCTCGGCGAGCTCGAGGGCCAGGTCTACCCGACCAGGCCGGCGATCCCGCGCCCCTGGCCGAACTCGCTCGCCGGCAAGAAAGGCCCGGCCTCGAAGCTGATCCCGCATTTCCGGACGTGGAAATGGGTGCGGCCGAAGCTCGATCCGATCCTGCTCATGGGCGCGATCGGCGTCGGCTATCTCGGCGCGGCCGTGAACTACCGGCCGGGCGCCTATGTGCTCGGCGACAAGGCGACCGGCAAATCGGGCCTGCACGACGACATCAAGGCGATGCAGGGCGAGTGGCTGGTGCACACGGCCGACACGACGGCCGCCGGCATCTATCAGCTGCTCAAATTCGACTGCCTGCCGGTGGCGATCGACGAGTTCGAGGCCAAGGCCGACAACCGCAAGGCCAAGGCGGTGATCGAGCTCATGCGCCTGTCGTTCTCCGGCGCGCCGATGAACCGCGGCGGCGACAGCCACAAGGGAACGCAGTTCCACGGCCGCTCGGCCTTCCGCTTCTCCTCGATCAACATGCCGGCGATGGAACCGCAGGATCTGTCGCGCCTGGTGATCCTGCGCCTGCAGCGCCAGCCGCAGGGCGCAGTCAAGCCGATCATCCCCGAGGAGGAGCTCGCCGAGCTCGGC